CTATCCGATTTGCTTAGTTGCAGTGCAATTTGATTTGGAAATATGAATGCTACCTATTGATAACAGTGAAGTCTACGTGTGCCATTCTGTTTTCAAGTAATGGTTTGTAAATGTTGTACATCGGAATATCAAATGCATCACTAAGGTGTGTGCTGTACTCTTGAGGCAATGACTTAGATCGCTCGGTTGATTTATCTTTCTTTACCTCACCATTGCCATAATCAATTGCACCGGCATTCTCCATTGATATGCACAGCTCTCTGCAATTCTCTTTATTGATTCTGATGATTGGTAGTTTAGATGATTCATATTGCTTCAATGCAAGGTTGATAACCAAGTGCTTATCCTTATGTGCTGGGTCCAGATGATGCAGCGTCATTAGCTGGCAATTCCATCCATGTTTCTTAAATGCAATCTGCATTTGCTCGGCATAGCTTAGCTTACTGTTTGCCTGTCTATTGTTACCAGATCTATCATAGTAAAGCAATACAGTTCTATTAGATCGGCTTGCATAATATGCTGAGAAATCTGCAACAAGATCATCTAATATACGCGGATGCTTAACAAAGAAGTTCTTGAGCACATTGATTCTGCGCGGTAGTTTCTGCATTACCACCATGCTATTGATCCGCGCTCCCCAATCTACACCACATATAAGCGGCAACTTAGGGTCATGATCCCCATCAGCATCGCATGTAAGTGATTTAGGGTTGAAATCTTTATTCGCTAAATCAATGAAATTATAGTTGTTATTGATGTAGTAATGCTGATTTGCATCTAATTGGCCATAGAAACCATTAGCCACTGATGCTGGTCTTATGTTCAGTATCTCAATATCATACAAGTATTTAGACATGATTGACTTCTGCACATCAAACCAATCATCAGATAGATTGTGCTTGTTCTGCTTTGCAGAAGCACGCAGAAATAAATGATGCTGTGGGTCTGTATCAGCCACCTTATCCATATCACTAAACCATTTACCATCTGCAGTGAGTGGTATAGTAGATGCACATATGCTACTATTCAATAGTGGATGATTACCAAACCACCGCTTACCTGCACGGTTAGTAGATATTACATCGGTGTCAAGCTTATGCTTATCAAGCTTAGCGCCTTCATCTGCGATCCACCCCATGATATTACGGCCACGGTGAGATGTTCTGTCTTGGCCAGCCAATTGAAATACCGCGCCAGTATACACGTGTATGCAATGCTTCCATCCATCACCATTTGGTGCTTGGTGGCATATAGGCCAATCTCTATTTCTACGGCCTACTACATAATGCAGATCTTCTTTCCATCCAAACAACATTTCAAGGCCTTCCTTAGTACTTGGCCATGTTTCAGATAATATCTGCTTGTAAGAACTACCCACCAATGAGAATTTCCCCCTGGGTAACTGTGTACTAAGTTTATAGAAACGATCAGCAATTATGGTCGATTTACCTGCACCTCTACCCCATTCCAACCAAATAAATTTGGCAGGTGATGTCATAGCTATCATCTGAGGTATGTTTAGTTCAACCTCTTTTTTTGGTAGATTATTCATCCAATTCCATATCAATATTTGGAAAAATGGCATCTAAATCAAATGCACCAGAGTTATGAGCCATATCAATAATTGGCTTCAATTTCTTAGAAATAACAAACTTAATTTCGTGTGCTTGAAGGTTTTCCCAATCAATTTTTTCGGCATCTTCTTTATCTAAGCCATAGGCTGAAATCATGTTTTTTAGCGCTGCATTTGCGGCTTTTAAATCATCTTGTTTGAGACTTTTATTAAACACCTTTAGCGCCATGTTGTATACAATATGGCGCATCGCCTTTTTGTGAACTTCCTGAGCATCACCATGCAATTGAAGCGAATGCTGCACATCTCGTTGTATAGTCCTAATGCTTAAGCCAGATGTTGTGCTTATTTCTTTTACTACATCTTCACGAGAAATACCTTCACAAAGCAAACCCCAAATGGTGAGCCATCGCTTTCGTGTTTCAATATCATCCTGGTTTTTCAGCTCTAAACCATGGGTATAATAGGCTTCAATTCTACCATATTGAGTAGATGTATCTATTTCAATTGGCATTATGCTCTGCATTCCTTTTGGAATAATGCTCAAATCACGATTTTTCATTGTTCTCTCTTCGCTTTAGTTCAGCACGTGCGGCAATAAGCTCTGCATAGTGCATTTCTCTTAATTCAGTAGACCTTTGAAGCTTAGCGCTGATGTATTGTCTCTTTTTTTGATCTCTACACTTAGCCAAGTCATTTTCATACTTAGCTCGCTGCTTTTTATGATGACTTTCAGATGCTTTTCTGTTTCCTTCAAATCGCTTAAGCTCTAAGTCGCTCATTTTGGTAATATCAACCGAAGATTCAACAGTCGGCACTATTTCGCCATGAGTTAGATAGTGATCAATTTTATTCCACAGCCTAGCTTCTTTATCCTTTAAATCGATGATATTAAGCGCCATTTTTTCGCGTGTTTCATCGTCTTTTAGGTCTACAAATCGCAAATTCCAATTTAGCTTTCGTGCTTCTTTGGCGTAATCAATGATTTTGATATAATAGCTTTTAAGCTCTGCAGGGAGTTTTTCAAATTGAACTTTTTGCAGTTTTGGATCTGCATATGCAACCACATCTTGAGGCTGAGCACGCTCAATGGCTGGTGCTTTTTTTTTTCGGCTACAAAAGGAATTTTTGGCGATTTTATCACCTTTGATTTTGAAACAACAGCCTTTTTATCACTCTGATCACGCTCTATCTTGCTCAACTCAACATGAAGCTTTTTCATCCAGTTTATTTGACCTTTACCAGCCAAAAAACGCTTTTTAAGCACGTCAATTTTCCCGTATTTTCGGTAAATAGCCACGCCAAGCTCATAATCGCCACCATCAGCGCGCCAAGCTTGTATTTCTTCTGCTATCGTCATTTTTCAAACCTTGATTTATCCGGAAAGTACTCTTGCAATGCCTGGCGAAGCTCTGGCGTTAATCCAGCATCATTGTGATTCATGAATTTGTGATTTTGAAACCAATTTTTAAGCTGATCTACATTATCACTTGGTTTTCCATCAAATGGAATTTCTCTTGGACCATAAAGTGCTAATTTCACATCATTTCCAGGCTCTAAAAACTCAATATTGGCTGGTCTGTGATGATTGTAATACAGAGAAAACATCAACAGCCTGTTTTTGCCTGGTGCATAAATCTGAAACACTTCAATCATCTTTTTTCGATCAAAAAACTTCGGTAAATGATTCTCAAAATCAACCCAAGCATCATCTGCGCCTGGTAAGCATCGTTTTTTAGCTCGCAAAGCATCAATAGTTCTAAATTTAAGCTTGGTATGCTTTGGAAACTTGCTGCGATCTACCTTATCGATATCTATTGCATTTTTTGACCTTGGCAAAGCAAAAACACGCTTCAAATCAGCCATTTTTACCTCAGAAGTGAGATAAATATCATCATACGTGTACAATATTTTATTTCCAATGTTTGGATCTGTAATGGCAGCATTTAATTTTCTAACGGCATCTAAACACACCGGTAAAAAATCATCGTAAATATGCTCTACTGGTAAATGATTTGCATTTTGTACCCAATCTGGAATATCACCAGAAAACCACAACTTAAATGGCACTTTCAGATTCTTATCCAAGCTTCTTAGGCTGTATCTTAGTTCATCCCACTTAGCTGGGCCGTTAAAATATTGGTATACTACATCAATCATATCGCTTTGATTTTTTCGAGTAATTCATTACTAAAATGCTTCTCAAAAAACACATTAGACCGCACATTTACTTCTGTGAAATCGTTGAATTTGTTCATACCAACATCACTTTTCAAATCAAACATCCTAATGTTGCGCTCAAGCATTTTGAAGCTATACACATTATCGTAATGATCATGGCAATAAGCATTGATCATTTTACTCATGCTGCCGTCAAGTCCTCGCTTTTTGGTGTCGCTCCATAGCTTAAAACCATGCGCTTCTACCAAATCACGGCTAAGCATACGGCCAGCGCCTACGGTTCTCGATTGTTGAGACTTATAACCACGCCAGTATACAACGCGTGCACTCTTTGCATTAACTACATATAAGTCTTTGATGCCAACAAACTCGGCTTTTTGGCCAGCCATTTCAAAATAAAACTGCAGCATAGCAGCATTAATGAAATCATCACTACCAAGCACCAAAACATAATCAAAATCTAGGCATTTACTTGCTTCTAGCACTGCATTCCATTTCTTACCCAAAAACTCGTTTGAGCATTCGGTGTAGTGCGCCCAATTTGGCACCAGCTTTCGGCTCGAAATGCCTTCGCTACCCACTACGGCCATGCTCAACTCTTGGCCATCTTGCAACTCATTTCTAAGCTGCGTATAGTGGTCCATGAATAGCTTGGTTACTTTAGGCCGTTGCCATATAGCTGTAATGATGTGTATCTTCATTTTATCGGGAATGGCGTACGGTTTTCAGTCTGAAAGACAGCTTTAGTATATCACCGAATTGTTTAATCATTTGCACTCGCCTAGCTTTTGTGCGTTTTCGATTATTCGTTTTAAGCTTTGCGGCTCTTCTTCGCTGACTTCTGTTTGGATCAAAAATTGGCATGCCTTTATCATCATATGCAATCACACTTCTGGTGATATACATGCCTTTTCGCAAGGTTATTTTTTTACCACCTTGCACATAATCAAATGTTGAGGCGTTGATAGATCGGTCTTTTACAATGGGGTAATTCTGTATTTGATACATCTTGTAGGTATTTATTATCCAAAGATTAGCACCATACAACTTTGCGAAAAGGACACAAAAAAAGGGCTACACATTGTGCAGCCCTTTCACCCCAATTAATTCACACGTACCTACGCGATGAATAATCTTTATGCAGTTGTGCTTGAGCTAGTGCTCAAACTTGCAGCATCATCCAATGGATCATAACCCAGCACAATTGGTGCTGGTGATGTGCTAGGATAAGAACACTCAAAACTGATTTGCTTACGCTCGGCAGTTGTTGCACCTGTTGTTGGTGTGATGTTGTCAAAATTCACAGGTAAGTTTTCACTACCCAATTGTCTCAACGTGCCATCACTTTCAGGAACCAATAAAATCATTGGTGTGTTGTTTGCATATCTAGCAAAACCTAATGCTCTACGCTTGTTTCCTGGATGAACAAAACTAAACTTGTTCAAGAAACTTTTGCCATCCACTTCGCCTTGTGGCTCACAAACTACACCGCTGGTGTCTCTTGTGATATACATCTTATTCCAACCCTTTCCAGTTTTGAAATTATATCCAATGCCATCTTGTGCGCAGTCAATTACTGCAGCATCATCAAGACTTGCTGGGCTTTCAGGAACGTTTGGAATACCATTTTTGGCAAACGAACTGCGCGGAGCATAATAGAAATAGGCAGCCATGCCACCCATATTTTCAGAGCCATCTGGCCAAGCAATATCTAATATCGCGGTACTTTCTAAACTCACGGCTATTGTTTTTTTTTGATTGATAAAAGGCTGAGCCATATTGCAGGCTCAGCCGTTAATTTCTATCAGATCACACTCACTACACTAAGGTAGTTGAGTTAGATCCTGAGTACGACCAATCTGGTCTGTACATGTAAATCAGCTCTGGTCTGATTACACCAATTGCTTCCCACCAATCAGTGTAGATGCTTACATTTCTTTTAGCACCTTCTACCATTGGCATTGGTATTGCATTTTGTCTGGTAGCATGTACCAGGTTACCTTTTACAGTCGCAATTACAATTCCTGTACCAGCCAAACACTGCAATGGCTTGATCTCCCATCCAGCACCATCACCATAGATATCAGAGAAATCTATGATAGGTGTTACTGAATAATCAATATTTGAACCAAGCGTGTTTCGCTTATCCTTGAGCATTTTTCGCACCAATTTTGGATCGCTAAAAAACTCAACCATTTCACCTTCAAATTCAACTGGTAAATCCTCAGCCATTTCTTCGTAAGCATCAAATGCTTCTGCAAGTATCGCTGGGTTTTTGTCAATCAAAAACTGATGACCACCTGCATTTACTGCATCGGTTGCTACTTTCACCAATCCATCCATGGCATTAATAGCCTTTCCTGGAGTTCCTTCCGTAGGAGCTACATACTGACCATATCGGTAACTCTTAAGCTCACGATCATGATGGCTTTGTGCAATCAACTGACGCATCATATGCGCAACGTATGGTGCTTTGGTTCTGTCCTGCTCTGTTACAGGGCCATTCAAGTACTCCAAATAGCTTTGTTTGAAAGCATCTGGTTTACCTTCCCAGTCAATCTTCAAGTTATACAGCTCAAGCAATTTTGGTGTATAAGTTGCAGTTGTTTTTGACGTGTAAGTGCCTTGAAAAGACTGCACTACTTCGTCTAAATGTTCATTTACAAGACGAACCGTGTCGCCTTGTGCAAAATATGGAGTAAGTTGAGCCATACTGCGAGGTTTTACTCGCATTTGGGTCATTAATGTTTCCGCATTATTTTGATTCCCCAAATAATACGAACCATATTCAGCTTTTACTGATGAAACGTCTATTACGCTTGCCATTTTCTGTAATTATTTAATGGTTGTTGTGATTACTTTTTGAAAACGTGAGGCACACCTGCTTCTGCAGCTAGCCCTTCATACATTGGGTTTTCAAACACATTTGGTGTTTGGTCCACTTCTTCTGTTACCGCTGGCGCAAGCGCTGCTGGTTTTGCTCCTGGCTTACTTTCAAGCGTAGCAATGTGTGCACGAAGGCTTTCGGCTTGTGCTTCCGCAGTATCACCTTCAAGCTCATACTCGCTGGCAATACTGTTAATCAATGCATTTGCAGATGCTGCATTTGCATTTGATGCTGCAAGTTGTGTCTCAAGCTCAGCGATGCGCGCATTTGCGCCTTCAGCCGCGCTAGCGGCAGCTTGATTCACAGCCTGCTCATTCGCTTCAAGCGTAGATTCAATAGTGGCAATCTGAGTTTCATTCAGATACACACCATCTTCACTAGCCTCAAGCGAATCAACGCCTAGCGTGGCGTTTACTTTGGCATACTGTTTCATGTTATATATATTGGTTTGAAATACATTTTCGGTAGATACTTCATTAGTACCCAATGCCTCACTCACAAGCTCATCATAGCTTTTTATGCCATCAATCAAGCCTATGGCAAGTGCTTCATCAGCGTAATACATGGCTCCTTTATATGGGTCGCCAGCTTCTAAATTGATCTTTGATCCACGGTTGAGATTTACCTGGTCAATAAAATGCTGTGCTAGTACATCAAGCTCAGCGCGCACTGCATCACTGTTTCCAGTTTCTTCCCAGATGCGATACTTGCCATTTTTCTCGGTACTCAAATTGCTATAGATGTCTTCAATAGCAATACCCATATCTGCATAAGCTTTCTTAAGCGATAGATATGTGGTATACACACCAATGCTACCCACTTGACTGGTACCATGGGTTACATATATGTTATTGCAAGTGCTTATTACCCAATACATGGCGCTCGCAGCCATGCCATCATTCACCAATCCATCAATGGGTTTAGTGCATGATCTTATAGCATCAACCAGCGTTTCAGTTCCATACACACTACCGCCACCGCTATCAGCATCAATTATGATTGATTTAATACTATCATGATTATCGGCAGCTTTTATTACTGCAGCACGCGTAAGGCTACCATAACTACCACAATAATCACTTTTCATGATAGCGCCAGTTACTGGCATGCTCAACACACTACCTTGCTCAATAATAAAATCAGCTTTCTTGAGTGTTTTATAATTGTTAATGTAAAGATTAGGGCCATTTGGCTGATGAATTACAGCCAGAGGTTGATACTCTTCGCCTTGTGTACTTTCATGAGGTGAAGCATCACCGCTTAGCATCTTGGTAACTAACGGATAATAACCAAACGCATAATGTGGGTCTATCATCCACTTACCGCGTGCTATTTCATTGATAATACTATGAAAGTGATTCATGGGTACAAATCACCACATTAGCACTGCGCATAAAAAGGACAGGCCGCACGTGGCGGCCTGTAAACATTAAGCTTTATTTAAGTTGTCAAAGCATTAAATTGACTGGACAACTTTTGCACAAAAAAATAACTGAATTTAACAAAAAACTAAGTCTTTTGCATTTTTCTCTTGTTATCCTTGATTCTTTTACGCTGGCGCTGAAATCTTTTTAGCGCAGAATCTACATCCAGCATTTCATTGTCAATCTTCAAGTGCTGCAAAAAAGCAATGCAACTGCTTTTCAATTCTTTGTTACTGTGCTTGGCAGCGCTCAAATAGCTATACAGATATTGATTAAATAGCTGCTCATAAGTATTGTTGAAATCAGCAGCCATTTTGCTATCGGCTCTCACTTCGTTACTTCTAGGATCGGCACCAGGAACATAATGCAAAGTGTCGAGCATTACCTTTATTCGATCATTAAGCAAATCACTGGTTTGTTTTGCTACACCGTGCTTTTTTTCAAGCATAGCATAAAATAGTTTGCCAAACAATTTGTCTTTTCTTGGTGCTAATGGTTCTGCACCATTTATTACAAGAATAAATTGCTTGAGATAAGGCTTCACCGGAACTTCTACAATTTGAAAATGATTCTTGCTCATGGGGTATATGGATTAAAGGGATTACAAATTTAGTAGCTAAAGTGGCGTTTTTATTCCACAATAGTGAGTTAAAACGCTAACGTATTAAAAAATATTATCCACAATACTTTATTCTATTTTCCATTTTTATACAACTGCCTCAGCTCTTCATTAAACTTCTCTACCTCTTTGAGCACGCGCTCTTGGTTGTCTTTGGTGTTTTTTATATCAAGCTGCACACTTTTTAGGTCGCCTTTTATTTCGGCTTGCATTTCTAAGCTTCGCAAATACAGTGGCTCGATGTTGCGCTTAAACTCTAGCAATGATTCAATGTAGTTTGAATTATTATTGATCTGCAATTGCATACCAATGCCAATGCCCACAATGGCTGATAAAATAGTCCAATACCGCTGTATTTGATCTAAAAACGAAAGTGATTCTTTAGTTGTTGCCATCTTTTAAATTTCTTCGTCAGGTGTAAACTCGTTGAGCCATTGGTTGAAGTTTTCAATCACTTGGCCATTTTCAGGAATTAGCTGTTGAGATGTGCATTCAAATCCTAAGTATTCTTTAATGCTACCATCTGCTTCATGCCTACTGATTTGCCAAATGCATAAAGTAGGTGATTGCACCAACTCTGCTTGTCCGTTGATTATGCCGTATATTCTCATAATTTCATTTAAAATGCAACCCAAAATTCAGGAGGTGATGTAAAGTTTTCCAAAATCCCGTCAGTTGAATAAGTTCCTTCATTAATTGCTACAGTGCTCGACCCTGAGCTATTAAAACGATAGTATATAAAAGGATTTCCAACATCAGTAGCTAAGTTTCCATTTCCCTGATTGTACAAGTAAGTAATATCTTCTAATGTTAATACTTGGTTTTCATAAATAGCTAGTTCATCCATTTTAAATTTACCGGGTAATAAGCTTGAGATAAATTTACCTATTCCTGAAACACCCCAAGTATCATCAACAACATTACTAATGGTTCTAGTCAATTGAATATCATTACAATGAACAGTAACACCATCACTTACTGTAAGTCTCACGACAAAGTGTAGTTTTTGACCTAAATGTTCTAAAAAATTAAAACTGAATCGATTCCTATCAGAATAGCTATTGAGACGCACTTCAAAAAATGTTGTGCCAAAAAACCAAATTCCAGCATTATTTAGGTTCGAACTAAATATTAGAAATTGATTTGTTTGAGACTCATCAATTTCTATCCAAAATGAAACAGATAAGCCAAACTCTATCGATATTGCTATTTGCGAAACATCAAATGCTACTCTATCGTTTATACCATCAAATTGAAGGGCGTTACCGAATGCAAACGGCAACAACTCACTACCCTTAACCAGCACACTACTCTTTCTACTCATGGTTACCGAATAGTATTATGTATGCAGGCAATTCTGCATCGGTTATGGTTAATGAAGCAATGGTAAGCGTGCCCATTAGCGCGGTGGTAAAGGGCGTGGCAAAATCAAAGTCATAATCACCAGCGCCAGCGGCATAGCTACGCTCTGTGCCATCATATTCTATAGTCACAGCGCTGCAATTTACCAAGTCAAAACTTGCAATAGTGCCTACCTGCACATTGCTTATCACATCATCATCAAATGGGAAAGTGTGCGTGCCCGTGTCAAAGGCTATTTGCCGAGCAAATGACTTATCAATAGTAATCACCTCTGTACTTGTGTCTCCACTTTTACCTGTTACAGATCCAAGGCTCACACCATCTTGATCTTCTAAATTAATGGTTGCATCTGGTGCTTCAATTTTCTGCCCAGATTTACCAGTTACAATAGCTACTGGCGCTCCAAGGTTTGAATCATCAGTATCTACTAATTGCACAGGTGTGTCTACAATGTCAGCATCTGCACTTGCGCCACTAGCCACAGTGGTAGTGGCTAGTGTGGTGCCTTCGCTGTTCTTGCTTAGCACGGTGGCGTCTGGGCAGGCACCGCCACCGCCATCTTGGTTAAGATATCCAACGGTAGCAGGTTCAGCTACAATTACATTGGTCAATATGGCGTCTTCTGCTATCATACCAACTTAATGCCCAAATTTTGGCCAGCAATCATCTCACATACATAAGAGTAATCGCTTTCATTTTGAAATTGATCTAAACTAAAATCAGTATCATCACTGGCAACTATTACACGCGCATGCAGATCACCAGGTTTCATTTTAGCTGTTACCAATTTGTCTACATTCAATGCAATTACACCAGTGCTTGGTGAATTAATAGCTAAACTACCATACACATGGTTTTGCACCTGCACATTAGCATAGCGTTTCACAACGGTGTTTTTGCCTTGCACCAAATAAACGGCAACAGCAGCGCCAGTTAAATTTCTAGCGCTGCCATCTTTATTTTTTACCGCAATAGTGAATTGCAAATCACTACCAATGCTGCTTACGTCTCCTTTTGCCATTTTTAAGATGTTTGTACTTCTTTATTTACCGCAATAACATCCATAGTAGTGCCGTTATAAAAACAAAACCAAGTGTCAATTCTGCCTACGGCTGTGGTTAAAGTGGGTGCTGGTGATGTAGTAGACCATTTACTGCTAGCTAATGAGATTGTGTAACTTCCATCACCACCTATTTTAAATCGAAACAAATAGGCACCAGGTTTTGCATTTATAAAATCAAAACTTTTAACATCACCAATTACATCTAGATTAATTACTCTAGCTGCAGATAAATCAAGATCTGCACCATCCCTAATATTTACGGTATCAGCAACACTATCAGGAAGCGGTGGGTATGTGGTTAGCGTGCTCCAATCTGGCTTAACAAACCAACTAGCAAGTGAAGTCTTGATGTAAGTAATTAAAGTAGATAACGTCATCCACTTGTAGCGTGAACCAGCATTAGCGCTGGCATCATATACGCCTATCCTATCTGCATCGGCTGGCGCAGTTAATTCAGAAGCTGCTGGCGAGCTTATTCCGCCAAGTATTTCTTCAATGCTATTACTCTCCATAAGTCATGTATGTATTTTCAAAAGTCACAAGCGCATCACCAAAAGTTATAAATGAGCCTTCCGAGGGTTCATTATAGAAACCATAATATTGATCGCTTGATGTGTTAATAGATAGGATGTAGCCATTTTGACCACTCGCTTGAGCGTTGATAGTAGGTTGTGCGGTTATAAATGCAGGAAATTCTTCACTACCAATAAGTATAACATCACCAGCACCAGTAGTAATTTTAAGTACTAGCTCTTTTTGCTGAATGGCATTTAGTAATGTGTGATTTGCTGCACCAACTTTTGGCGTAAAACCATTCATTGAAATAGTTGCAGCATCTTCACTGATAGAAATATCACTGCTAAACTGAGCAATATCAAGCTCTACCCACGGACCATTTGTAAGAATATAACCTACATAATTGAAATCAGGACCAAGCACGGGCATGCTGGTAATGTTTTGTATAAAAACATACTCAATTCTACTTATGCTGGCCACTAACCCGTCTCTGATCATGCAACGAAGTTGCAACGGCTATTTTATTAGCGAAAGGACATCGAAGGACTAAATAGGCAAATGCACATTACTCAAATGAGCTTTTGAAATATGCGTATAAATCATGGTAGTTTCTATGCGTGAATGACCGAGCATATTGGCTAATGTAGGTAAATCAACGCCACTTTCTATAAGCGTAGTAGCAAAGCTGTGTCTTAACTGATGAAAATGCACGTTTGATCCGATATATCGCTTTACAATTTTATTGCAACTCATAGGTGAATATTGCTCAGAAAATTGACCTTTAAAAAGATAAATCGTTGGTCTGTATTGTTTGTAGTATTCACGCAAAACAAGCAACACGTTTTCGCTCAAAGGCAGATTGCGATCTTTAAACCCTTTGCTGCACTTAATGGTTATTTCCATTCGATCACTATCTATATCAGTCAGCTTCAAATTACAAACTTCACTTACTCTCAATCCCACAGAATTACCAAGCATCATAATAGCTTTATGCTTTAAATTATCACATCGATCAATACCATCAAGAATCACTTTTTTAGCAATAGCTTTTGGTAGTTTCTTATGCTTTCTAGGTCTGTAAAAAATGACTTTATTATACTTTTTACCCAATACAGATTGGTAAAAAAACTTCAATGCATTCACCACTTGGTTTTGGTGCGACTGCGATTTATACTGATAGTTTTCAATGTATTTCTGAAACTCGTCAGCGCTTACTCTGTTTGCAGGTTTATCTAATTGATGCAAATATTGATTTATAAAATGCAGATATATCTTTTGCGTGTTTTTGGCGTAACCAAGCAGCCGCATTTTCTGCTCTGAACTTTGGTAAAAATCCATAGTGTAGGTATTGTATTTATTGGGGTGTTGTTTATTTTGACGGTTGTAGGTAATAAGCCTACTAACATTCTGCATAAGTCCAAGTTTCCATATTTTCACCTTGTGCTTTTCCTTTCCAAGAAAACCTGTCGAATCCTTTGTGTCTTACACTTATCCATTTATGCATCCAATCACCGTTATCACGTTGATAATTCTGTCCTATCAATTTTCTGTTTTTATCAAAAATATTCTGTCTCATAAGTCAAGTTTTTGAGTTTAAAATCCGTAGGCTTACATACCTACAACAATAAATATGAAGTAATAAGGCAAGTCCGTTGACTCGGACGATTTTTGTATAAGCAGTTATCAACTGCGGTATCTCATTTATTTTATTTGCCTTACTACTCATATTATTAACGTTGTGGTGCATTTGCCTACGCACCTCTTAAAATAGCCTTTCTGTTTTCAATATCTACTTCAAATTCAATTCCACAGTCACATTTACAAGGTGAGTGCCTGTTTACATTTGCCATTACATCATCAGGGCAATTTTCAAGTGTATATACTTCTAAAAAGCAATCACCACTTTTGCTTTGAAATTCCCTTTCTTCCCCACAATTAGGGCAGTTTACCATTACAGAATCATACATTCCCATCGCTCAAAAACGCACCACAACAATGTATAACAGCAATAGCGGTTGCGGTGCTTAATTTTAGCACTATTGCTTTCAATTAATATATGTTTTAACTCAATCATTCGTGCTTCTTAATCCGCTACTGCGGTTATACTCTCCGTTGTGCTTCATTAAAACGAAAGCACAACATGCAATATAAAACATGCTTATTGCTGTGCTTCGTTTCAACGTCTGTGCTATTAGGAAGGGAAATAATAATGCCTTCCCACGCTCAACTACTTCTTAATTTCAGGCCAGTTCCATTGTCCAGCTTCTTCACCTTTCAATGCACTTGTAACCCAAAAACTACCCTCACCATCATTTTGCACATTTAAGTTGATAGCTGCTTCTTCAGTATCTCCCCAAACTGCCACTACAATAGCGGGTAGTTTTTCTTGAACATTGCAGTTTGACGCATCTTCCATACGCTTCTGCTCTTCTTTTGTGGTGTTATAAATAACCACTCTTCCAATTGTTGGTAACATAATAAATATGGGTTTTACAAAGCCCGCCCAAGGCATTATTATTTTTGTTCTTCGTAGCAAGGTCAGTGCTATATTCCGCACGTTTCATATTGCTGTACGTTGGCAGCAATTAGAACAACTTACCAAACAACTTTCTGATTTCGGGCTTATGAGTAACGTCATTACCATAATCTGATACGTTATTGACGAATTCCGCTATATTTTCCTTATCAATAGTTCCAGTCGATTCGACTATTGCGAAATGTCCTTGAATGGCCTGATCTTCCCATTCCCAAGCTATATAAGCCCGAAATTGTCCATTTTCAGGAAGCAATACAATACCCCCAATTGCTTTACCTTTTACTCTTGAGTAATCTTTTGATTTTGTTTTGACTGAATTCATTTTCGATTGAATTAACTGCTGCCAACAATTGCTATAAAAACATAGGGCAGTCAGTGGTTATACAAAGTGTAGGGGTCTTTATTGTCGTCCGTGCTTATCGGACAGTTTCGGCTATCTATGCCCTACGTTTCATAGCATAGCCGTTATAGGTAAGGCTAAAAATGCTTCGGACACCATTCCCAATTTTCCTCACGAAATTGTTTAACAGGAATAGTAACAACCGTGCATCCAACAGCGATATATTCACCATACTCTCGTTTCTCTTTTAATGTTGGTTTGTCATTTGGTTGCCCAGCCAATTTATATTTGTTTCCTTCACACGGACATTTAAAAATTCTTACAGGTTGTTCCATTTTATTTAAGTTTGTGAGAAGCCCTACCTATAACAGCACATAGGCAATATGGCGGGGTTCTCGGTTAATATTAAGTTTAGTTTTTCAAATCAAGTTTAGTGCTTATAGATAGTTTTCGTTTCCAAAATCCGCCACATCGCCTATCTGCAAAACGTTATAGGGCATTTACTGCAACCTTAAAGACCTAAACCAATTCAATAATCTATTTTTATTACCAAGAGAGTATCCCCATTTTCCAGTAATCAAAAAGGTTAGTGGCAGTCCTACAATCATTAATAGCATTGTGAGTAACGCAAATGGCAGAGTTAACCTTATCCAAAAACTTACAGGCTCTTTTTCTTCGTAGTAAAAATCCATCCTCAATTCAATCAACCTATCTACCATTTCCTCGCTACTAAGTTTTGAAAGTTCAGGAAAAACCTTTTTGAATCTCGGCATATAATTAGCATATCCGTTTGACCAAGTACGTTTTAGTTTTCTATACATCATAATAAAAACGCCCTATAACAAAGTGTATAGCAAATAGCCGTTATTGGGCTGTAATTAAACTATTTGCGTGTTTATAAATTAGTTTCTTATCTCAATGGTCTGTGCATTTTATCGGCTACTTGCCATACACAAAACGCTATAAGTAATGCGGGTGTCGTAGCTCGTATGAAGGTTTGTGCTATGCTTCTTTTTTTGCCAACGCACTGTAATCAATATCATCAATAAAATCGTCAACTTCACACATCATTAATTCAGCGTATTTCTGATTAATGGCTTTTGATGTTTCAGATTCGCTTTTTGATGATAATTCATAAATCAGTTCTTTCAACGCTTTTATTTGTGATGATTGCCATTCAACCATACATAGAGGACAGCTTTGAGATTCCCCATTTACATCTGTCCACATATACTCATATATGGTCTTGTTTCCGCATTCACAACTTGTGTGGTTGTCTTTGTCCTTTAGGTGTTTTGAAGTTATAGTTTCCATTTTATATTTAGTTTATGCCCACGCTCAAAAAAGAAGCGGGAGCGGTTAATACTCGTATCAAGGTCAGTTCTGTAATGCCCGCACTACCCATAGCTGTGTTACGTTATGCGCAATTAAGTTCCGATAACTTTACCGTTAACCAATATGGCACATCATACTCTTCATCATTTCTTACATATTCTCCTTCTTCATCCCAGTCCCAAAATGGATTAGCTATATTGCAAGTCCCATCTTCAAATATTGTTTCTATATGTGTTTGTTTCCCTGCATATTCAACTGTTTGACCTTCTTCGTATTTCATAATATTTTTAATAAAAGCGCATAACCCACGGTATAAACAAACCGCCAATTAGCCTTATTTGTACTATTGAACTGTCTTATAGGCGGTCAGTTCATACCGCTCTTGTTACCGTGCATTGCTATAAAATTAATTAGTAGCAATCTTTGAACGTCACAGCCTTAAAGAAGGAAGCAACGACACGGTAACATTTTGTATAAATAATAATTAAAAACCGAACGGGCTACCATCTTTGAAAATATCGCCAAAAATGGAGCTAAACGGATTTTCTTCCGTACACTTATATACTATTAATTTACCAAAATCAGGGTATTTCTTTTTCAAATAATCCTCGAATTTCACCTGAGCTTCTACACTGCTATATTTGTTTTTAGCTCGCATAGTTCCGCTTTTCAAAACCGCACCATTTTTAGCTTGTGCGGTATATTTAATTAAGTAGTTCTTTTGTTGCATTTTATCATGTTTTTAATTACTATTCATACAATTTACCGTTATCTTCAAGTTTTCCCTCCACCGCGCTCTAAGGGCAACCGTACTATCCGATACTTTTCGTTTTCAAATTCTTTTTGCTTTTTTTTAGAAAAGACGTGTTCCAGTTGATTTGCTGTCAACTCGGTAGCTTCCAAAATAGGAGATCGCGAACCAAATATTCGCGCTTCCCCTGTCTGTTTGTTTAAGAACCAGTATGGCATAACTGTTTAATTTACGGTATATTGATCAATTTGCTGCCAGTCAAATTCAGGATAAACCTTTTTGTTTTCCCTCGCTGTTACCGTTACGCTGACATTGTTTTGCTTTGCTATTTGAATGTACTGGTCTATAAAATTTGATGACTTTTCAACGTCATTACTTGTAATGGAGCAGGAGCTTCCTATTCCTTCCAATGGCTTTGAGTAGTTGAACTCAATTCTAAATTTGTTTTTTGGGCTTCTTAATTTTGACATGGTATTGATTATTTAGTGTTAGACATCATTCTTACTTTATCAGCTCCGAAGTAAGCAACTGCTTTAGCGTGGTTGCTTTCAGAGTAAGGCTTTGTGTAGGTTGTTCCGATTTCGCAATCAAAAGTTCCCAATCTACTTTGAGCTTCTTGAAGGTTACCCATCAAATCCATTCTTTTCAGTCCTTCGCTGATTGTGATTTTTCTAAAGTTGTTCATCAAATCAACCATGAAGTCTTTTAAGCTCACGTTGTAAAACCCTTTGATTTTGCTGTTGTAGTAGTTTACTACTTCTTCTCTGTTGGCTTTTAAAAATTCTTGAGTTGTCATTTCGTTGTCTTTTTGTTTGTTTCTATACCCCAAATATACAACCTATTTTGGAACTACCAAAGAAAAAAGCAAAATATTTCAAATAATTTGTGTTTTCGTAAAGCCAACGCGCGGAAAAACCAGAAGATAACAGCACCTAAATCGCCATGCCCTGTGGGACACAGGCGTTTAGCTGCATCACGTTCTCTGCAAGTGCTACAATCCTGCTAAAACAGAACATTATCCCTCCGAATCTTTTTCTTTTCTTTCCTCCCCCGCACTCAAAAACGAAATAGCTTTTTCAGCTACTTGCTTTTGATTTTCAATTACAGGTAGCAACTTAGCTTTTGATGCTTCTGTCATTCGCTGATCCCCGTTCAGCATCATGTTAAGGAAGCGGATGTTGATACCCGCTTCCTTGCAAATTCCTGACTTGTTGATACCAGGCTGATCGAAAAATTCTTGGACCTCTTTCATCTCCCAGTTGTATTGTGTTCGGGAAGTTGTGTTGCGTTACCTAAATAGCGTGTTTATCTATTTCGGCTGCATAGTATTGTTTCACTTTTATTCCGAGCTTCTGCAATGCTAATTGTCCGCAACTCATACCGTCAAACCGCGATAACACGGTAATTCCTTCGGCTTCTGAAAAGCCGTTTTTGCCACCGCTTGAATTGATAATTATAATGTCGTATTCGTGCAAATTCATAATAGTGAAAACTATTTATTATTTGATTCCTATTTTTTACTGTTTACCCCATAAAGTAAGCCAAAATGTGGCTTTTTACGAATGTCGGATGAACATTGTGCTAAAATACACTTAAACAATTGATTTACATATACTTTAACATTAAAAACCAGCCGACAAAATCCGACATGTACAAACTTAAACAATTGTTTAACAGTGTTTTGCGCTTGTCGCGTTCCGACAAATTTTGTCGGAAATTTCCGACAAAATTTGTCGGATTTGTCGGACGTTAATTTACTGATTTTCAATTTAATTGATGTTAATTTGTCGGATTTTGTCGGCTGCATTTCGTTGTTTTTTGTAGGTTTTACGGGCTTTTCAGGCGTTTTTATGCGTTTTTCAATCCGACATTCGGTATTTGTAACATTTTAATATTTGAACTTTGGATTGCTAAATGCATTATTCATTCTTTGCTCCAAACACTTTTGGATAGTCTTGAATGGCTTTTTTCACTAAGCGCTCTGCACGCTTCTCTTTGGCGTTATCTGTGATTTTTACACGCTCATAGAGCTTTTCTCCGATCATGGCATAGCTATATCCAGCCTTTACCATCGATGCCAGGCGCAGCACTTCTGCTGGTGCTACTACGGTGGTATTTACACGCTCATATACTGTGGCGGCACTCTCGTAGAAATAGTCTGCAAGCTGCAGCGCTCTATCCATGGTTTGCTCACTTATTTCGCCATCTTCAAACGCATGGTGGTTATAGGCTAAATCACTCACGTGGAGTATTCCTGCAAATCTTCTGGCATATTCGCTTATTTTACCCAATATACCTGAGTGTATTTCCATATCACGCACATCGCGCATGTGGTTTATTTTACTAATGCGCATTCTGCGCCACGTTTCCAGTGCTTTTGATGCTCGCCTATCCATAGTAAGCATGCGCGGATCATCATATTCATTTTCTACATAAAGTGCCTTGTAAAGTTGCTCTATACGTTTGGTGTGTATTTGCTCTAACTCTTCTTCAAAAACATAGCTGCTGTCTGGTTGGGCTATTTTCACCTTTTCTGGCACCGCAAATAGCAGTCTGAAAATGAAACCAGTGGTATCTCTGTCATTTTTAAAGAGCTTGTACATAATAGTGGGCTGAATACCACCAACTACATTGATGAATGGTCTAGGAATAGAGAATTTCTCCTTTCCGGATCTGATACCGGAATACGGTCTGCAGTTCCAAGCTGACAAATAAAACTGCTCATCTGTGCCCTCTTTTCGGCTGAGCTGGTTCATACCGTTGATCCACTCCAATATTTCGTCTGCTATCTTAGTTACGCCTTTTGGATTGTCTGGCATCACACTTCTTACCAAGGTGCTAATGTGCACATCGCGCACCACGGCTGTCATCAATCGCTCATATTTCAAGTCTTCACGCGATAAATTATCATCATCTTGCTTTTCTTTCCACTGGCGATCATACTTTTCTTGAATGCTATACAGTGGCTTCAAAATCATATCCATTGCCAATGATTTACCAGAGCTTGAAATACCCTCTAAACAACCCCAAATTGGTAAATAGGTTAAGTTTTGGCTCTGCTTCACCGCGTATGATGTGCCTATGGCGCTGCTATAAGCTGTAAGCATGCTCAATCCTACATAAGCGCGTGGTAAATCATAATGCTCAATCAAGGCTTGCATATATGGCTGTATAGCTTTGTGAAACACATCTATCGGAAATACATTTTCGAGCTGGCGCTTTTCAAGCTCAGCGGCTAAATCTTGTGTGCTGATGGTTGCGGCTGCGTTGCTGCCTTTAAAATGGTCTTGTATGTTTATTACAGTATTCACAGTTTTAGTGCTTCAAGTTGGGTTAATAATGGTTGGTGATCTTTGGTTGGATTTAGCAGTTTAAGCATGGCGCTCACCAAAATGCGCATGCCTGTTTTGCTGCGGCTGTCAAGCATAGCCACTTCGCTGGCTCTGTTTAGCATGTGCTGCACTTTGTTTCTGTTTGCAATCAATCTCACGCGGCTGTTGATCAATCGATTTAGCTCTGTAAACTCGGCCAGCTCCATTTCTAGTTCTGCTTTCTCATAGAAACTCACAGCTTTGTCTATCGATTCAAAAATGGCGTTGCTATCATTGAATATATCGCTGATAAAATCAAGGTACTTTTCTCTGGCCAGCGCTTCTGTTGGACTGATAGCCGCATTCGTCAGCATTTTCATGAGCGCACTTCTGCAGTTTTCAATTGCTTTTTTGGCAGCTGTGTAAAAATCTTCTTGCAGTAGAACAAATGCGTGAAAACTAGCATTGCTCACCAAAAACAAATCGTGTTTGCAAATAGCAGCCAGGTCATAAGCAAGCATGGCGCCAGCATTAGCTATGGCTGCGTTGTTCATGGCAATGGTTAGCGATAGCACATTTACCGGCTCGGCTGCCCAAAGCTTAATAATGCAGTTGTAAACCACACTAAGCGCCACACTGCCACCAGATATTGATGGCAGTTTGTGCTTAAAGTTATTTGCAGATAACACATCGGCAACAGACGCAATACATTCAGGATGTTTTAGCATGAGGCAGATCATGTTTAGCTCATAATCTTGTCGCAGTTCGGGCGCTATTTGGTGAAAATCAAGCTGAGACACGAGCGTTAGATTCTGCTTGATGGCTGCGGCTTCACAACCCTTCTGGTTTGTGTTTTTCTGTTGTCAAGAATGGCTTGCACCATATCTGTAGAAAATAGTATTGGCCGTGATTTAGCCATAGTATAAATTAATTAAGGTGTTACTAAAAAATTTACTTGGGCATGTAGGTATTGCAGCTTTTGCAAAAGCTCTCAAATGCGTGGTTTTCTGTCTGGCAATACAGGCATTGCTTAGATTCAATTTCATCAAATATTGATTTCCAATTGGGCAAATTCACATTCATCATGCCCTTAAATTCATTGTCATCAAGTATTTGATTTTTAAAATGCTCTACCGGTAGATTTAGTACATACAAGTACTTTTGAACCAAAATGCAGTAGTCATTAAAAATCATTGAAAAACCCTCTATCGTTTTCGCTTTTGACGAATCTGCTTTACACTTTGTGATGCTCACTTTCAATGCTGTTTTCGCATCACTTTCGTTTATTTTGGCCGTAAGTATTGGCATAGGATCGTACTTTAAATTACGCAGCATTGGTTCTCCATTTTTGCATGGTTTTATACTCAGAAGATCTCTCTGCTTTCCTTATCGCAAACTGAACGTCTACAGGCATACGCATTAAACTTTGGTCGCCTCTTTCGTTTTGCTCCATAACAAACGGGCCATTATACATCCACTCATACATCAAGTCTTTTGCATCTTGATCGCTAATGCGAAATGCGTAGCGGCCATTTTTTTGCCAACCTTCTGTTTCAGGTTCTGGTGATGATACCACCATGTTTTTTTTGTTAAGCCAAATGCATTGAAAGCCAATGTTTAGCCATATCTGTTGGCCATAAGGCACTAATGTGATCCAGTTACTTTTCATGGTATATTAATTAGAGGTAAGTCTGTTAAATTCTTGATGTAATTGAGGTCCGCATTTGCTATCCATGCCTGGCAATAAATCAGCAATTTCACTGCGGTATTTTCTAATCATGTTAAGCGCACCATGTTCAGGCGCATTTTTATAGGCATCTACCCAAGCCTTTAATGGCTTAAGCTTTTGATGCATTTCAGCCTCATTTTTCAGGCTTTTGCCAGTGCGCAATAAGTAGGCGCGCACTTTCACTACTGTTTTCAAAAATTGCAGTGCTGTCATGGCTCAGTCTATTATGAGATTCAACCTATCGTTGCGCAAATCATTCAGCTTCAACCAATAATTGTTTGGTATCATCCAATCGGTGAGTGGTTTAAAATCTTCGCTAAAAGATTCTTTCACCAAAGCGCGCATTTCAACACGCATTTTGCTCCAATTTAATCTGCGTTGTGTCTTTACAATGGCGTAACCCGAGTCTATTACTTTGGCCACGTTTTCGGTAGTGAAAATGTCCATGGTATTTGAGGTATTAATAGATATCAGTTTCAGTGAGCGCAGATAGCTGCTCTACTTTTAGTAATTGGCTCATGTGAGCATTATGGTGCGCTTCTCTGTTTTCGAGCGCACGTGTAAGCAATGCGCTTAAAATGTCTTCTGAATAAGCATCATGATCATTAACATCAAGCACTCGCGTTACATATGTTCTGCTCACGCCATACTCGCTGGCAATGTCTGCTTTATCGCCACGTTTTAGGTTTTTATTGATTAGATCAATGTGTTCTGGTGTAAATGAATTTTGCATTTGGCACGGTTTTATAAGATGGAGTTTGAAGTTTTCCCAAGTAAACTTCTGTAAACTTTCAGTAAACTTTCAGTAAACTTTTGACGAAGGTGTTTCAAAAAAGTAACATACGCAAATAAATATTACCATTTTAACCCCAATTGAGGTAGTATTTGAATGAAAATATGTTACAAAAACCTAGACAATTCAAGAGTTTTGAGGCAATACACGTACCATGAAAAAAATTCATTTTGGCCACTTCATCGAACAGCGAATTATGGAACAGCAAGTCACAAAAGGTGAATTTGCTAAACGGCTCGGCATTAATCGTAAGACACTTTGGGATATTGTTAATTAAGAAATTGTTGAATGGAATACTCCACTCCTTTTATGTTGCGAAACGAAGAAGTGAATAATTTAGGCTTTGAACTTAATTTTACTATACAATTAATGTAACATTTGAGGTTATTTACGTTACAAATAGTATGCCATGTGTAAAAAATCGAATCAACTGTAAATAAACAAAAACAAATAACTTTGTTATAATAATTCACACCCAATGAAATCACATCTTATTACCACCCTCATGGCAGCTATGCTATTAATCGGATGCAGCAAACAAAACACCCAACGCGGCAGCGCTATTTATCTTGTAAAAAGCAACAAGTCTGGCATTAACGTTACCAACTTTTACCCAGGCTCTGCAAGCCAAACAACTTTTGTAGAAAGCACTTCACTCACTACCGAGTTTAAAGCTAAAAGCGAAGATCTGCTTTACGTAAGTGTGCAAAGCATACATGAAGATGCATGTGTTACCGCTTGGCTTATATTCAAAGGCGACACCGTTACCAAATCTCGCGTTTGTGGTAACTATCCTAGCGCCACAGCCATCTATGAAATTCCTTTTGAAGATTAATGTATTTAATATGAAGCCAGAAAAAATAAAGCCGATTAAAATGCAAATTCAATCTTTTCTAGATTTAGATGTGTCTCCACTTTTAGATGTTACCATTCAAAAATTATATGAAGAAATTCATAATAAGCATATGCATAATCTTAATGAATTATTCATACTAGCTTTAGAAAAAAAAGGATATACATTCAATGATGATGAAGAATGTAGAAAATTTATAGCAGAACATTGTTCACTTGAAATTGATGGAAATGATAAGATTTACAGCGTAAATGACACTCCTTTCTTCTTTATTAGAAATAATCACATCGGTAAATTCAATCATTTTGAAACAGAAAGATCCATCAAGTTTGAAGAAGGATTTTTCGAGTGGCGTTTTTTATAGTTACGGCATCAAATATGCCTCAACATCTACCATGGTTTTCACCCCAGAGGTAAACATTGGATTGATGCTTTTGATCACATATTTAGCATCGCGCTGGCGCAAAATGGTCAATGGCGTGATGCTTTGTATTTCTTCATCTGTGAGCAATAGCTTCATTGATGTATCTCTAGCGCTGAGCAATGCATTATACCAGCGCTTAAAATCTGCATGCACAGGCAGCGCATCATTAAACTTCAATGATTTACTCGCAATAGCATCACCGGCATAATCGGTAGCTAATTGGCTGGCATAAGGGTAATCGTTATCTTCGCTATCCTTTTGCATTCCATGATAAATTAGCAGCTTAATTGCGTTGGTCTCAAAACGCTCATATGTAGTATCGAAAAACAAAATATCTTTCGAAACGGGTTGATTTACATAAGGTATCAACCATTCTCTTGCCGCAAGTGATGTGATGTCTTCTTCATCAATCATTTCAATATCTGCGCAAGCAGTAGTGGCATCATTTGCTCCATTGCCTACTTCATAAATATCTTTTAATCGCTCATAAAATACCCACGTAGTAGCATTAAATTGATAAATAGCACGCTCGCTTACCACGTGTGCTAAATCTTGAAAAACAGCATTTACAGTATCAAGTTCTGCAGCGGTATCAGCAGTTTGAGTTACCGTATATTCATAGATGCTCTTATTACTAGAAGTAACTTCATCTGCACTATCTATACTGCTACCAATTGTAAAACCAGATCCGTATTCAGGTTGAAAACTTATCTCTGGCACGCCTACCAGTTTACCATCTATCTCAAAATATTTGCGCGAATCAAGTATTTCATTCAGGTAGTTTACCTGCACCTCATTGGTGCGGCTATCAATAAAAAACACTACTCCTATGGCTTTTTCTATGGCTCGCAAAAAATCATTTACATTGATGGAAGGCAAAAACGGTCCTACATTTATTTGCATAGGCTCACCCATGTCTGGAAACCATTGTATGAATCGCTTCATATCATAGATGCAATTGGTGAATAGCAAAAGGCTGTTAAACCAATCATTGCTCCATAGCGCGCCACGGTAAGTGAAGTCTATTTGATTAAAAACACCTTTAAGAATATAGCTCAAACGATACAATGGGCTCACGATACGACCAGATGTTTGCTGATAACCGTAAGTGGGATGATAGTGATTGATGTAATAACGCGCCATGCTTTCAGGATTGGCATCATTGCGCATGCATGGAAAAACCAATGGCTGAGATGTATCTGTGATGCAATCATCCATAAATGATTCCCACAGATCATAAATATCGGTTTCGCCCGTGCGCTCATCGGTGCAATCCCATCCAGCTTGGCCATTTATGCTGCTCACCAAAAACTCTTGCGCACCTGGTTCGCCATAATAAAAGAGCGTATTGATCAATCGTATTTCTACATCGCTCAAACGCTCAGCATAAAAAGGAATGGTGCCAGCAGCGTATTGATCATTGATATCGTCAACTATTGGCTGCACTTCTGGTGAACTCATGCCATCCCATGTATTGGTAATATCGATTGTTTTCCAACCACTTAATGAAGCATCAACGCGCTCGCGAAAATCCGTGTCAACGTAGTACACCGTTAAATCTTCGGTGCCAGTCATTTCTACTATTACAGATGGCAGCATGCGATCTTTATAGCTCACTGGTTGCCAATCGATATCTCTGATGTTCGTAGATTTCAATTCTTGGCTCAATATGCTTGGTCCGCTTATAAGATAGACTTGAATGTTTTTTTTGACCGATTTAACCACCAATTTGCCATTGGAAAGAAAGTTATTGTTGAGAAATACTGTGCAGTCTACTCTATGGCCGCCAGCACTCACCAATTTATCACCAGGAAAACCTAAGATAGCATGGTTTTTTGGTGTGTCGGCCAGCACAAATGGCAAATCAGAATATTCGCCATAGATGCTATTGGCTGAAAAAATAGGTGATGTTTTTAGCAGCGAAATATTTTGGCTGGCAATATCAAGCCATTCGCTACCCACTTTTATGGCAATCATGCGCTGTGATGTTTGTTTTTCCTAGATTCTACAAATGATATGTTTACTACATATCCACTCTCTCTGGTTTGTGATTTGGTGATTCTGCGCGATGTAAGCACTATAGGCTCAAAATCATTATTGTTGGCTACATATGTGCGCTCGCTCAGCAATAAATCGCGCATGTGGTTTGCCCAGGCTTTTGGAATTACGGGTGAAGTTACTTCCCACTGTTTATTATCATCAGTGATCAATGCCAAGTTTTGTGGCGCATACTTGCTGTCAAATGGCGTAATGCTGCCATCAATCACATTGGCATTTACCTCATCGGTTTTGGTTAAACCAACAAAACGCTGACACTCAAGCACACCAAACGAATTGAAAAAGTAGATGAATGATGTGTCTAAGCGTGGTACAAATTCAAGTTTATAAGTGCGAATCTCACTTTCAAAACTGTTTTCGTTAGTGGCTTGCACTTTAAAATAAAGCACTGTTTTAGCGCCATCTGCATTGGCCAATGCCGTTTCAGTATAGTTAATAGGAAAGCAAAGCACGCTTGAAGCTGTGGTGCTGATGCTGTATGCCTCTATCCAATCACTGGAGCTGCCATCGCTGTAGTAAATCTTTACATTGAGTGCATATGTCTCTGTTTCTGCTGCGTACAGATACAAGTAATCGCGCTGATTTGTATCAATGGTTTTGCTGGTAGGCGCCCATGTTAAGAATCGGCCAGCGCTAAGCCAATCGGCCCAAATTTCAGGATTGGTATACACAAATGGAAACTGTGTACCGCCATTCATCGCTATCCAAACGGTGCTTGGTCTGGTGACTTGTGTAGCACGTGCAGGATCGCCAAACTTTTCAGCGTGAGATACCTTAAATCTAACCACATTGGCATTGATTTCTTGCACATCATTTAGCGTATATGATGGTAAATCGTAGCTGAAATAGCGCTTTAAGAATCGCCCAACATCAAACCAAGCAGCATTTAATATTTCAAGGCCACTACCGCTAGTGCTTGATTCACTTTGATCATATACCGGAGCATTTAACTGCACCAATTTATTGAAAGTGCCACTCAAATATGTTTCTTCAATATGAAGATCTAACAACACACGGTGATTGGTAGCAATGGAAATAGCCACGCCATTTACCAAATCATAGTCTACCATCCATGATACACTTTCTGTAAGCGAAATATCATATTCTGGACCGTAATTTTTAGCCGTAAATACCAATAGATGTTCGCCACCATCGCCCAATTGATAGCTCAAAGTAAAATAGGTGCTGATGTAATAATTGAGCGCTAAATCAACCGCAAGCACATTTTGAATATAAAGGGCAGTGCTCACAGCTCCTGCGTTAGTTCTGAATTGCAAACCGCTTTCGTCAATAGATGCTGCGCAGGTAAATGTTTGCTCTATGCCATCAAAATCAAGTGTAAAACTATCTGATGCGCTTGGGTTTCCTGTAATTCGAATACGCTTGCGCGAATAAGTACCAGTGTTGCCAAATGCATTGTCGGCTTTAATGCCAAACATCAATGGATCATCACTAAGTGAAAGCGCTGGTGGATATGTAGTTAATGTGGTGCTCATAGCGTTGCGTTGTTTTGAATTGCGTTCAGATCAGTTTGAACCTTGGTGATTTGTCTCACTTCATAATCATCATAGCGAGCAAATAAGCCATTTTGAAGTGTTTGATTAAGTGCTATTACTGCATTTACCAGCATATCTTGTCCAGCACTTGGCGCAGTGCTATCGCTTACAAAACCACCCGTGGCGTAGCCGCGCATACCTTGCTTACGCGCATGCTCTAAATAGTTGAGCGTATTGGCATATGCTGGTGATGTGGTCATCCATGCAGGTACAACATATTCATTGGCATGCACCACACCTGCAGGTTTATGACCTGAGCTATCTGGCGAGCCAAAACCACTACCGGTGAAACCACCAACCGCAAAACTCGGTGCTGCTGTGGGTGTATAGGTTGGTAAGGGTTCAGAAAGTAACTTTTTGGCCTGAGCTATATTAGCGAATATGGTAGCTGACATAGATAAAAATTGCGCAATACCAGCACCGCCAAACGTAACCGCATTTGCAGGATTAGCAGATGATGCTGCGGTGGCAGATGAAATTGCCTTGGCTGTATCAACACCAATTTGCAATAGGGCTGCAGTACGGGCAAGCTTAGCACCACGCACTGTGTCACGGCCTACCAAGTCGCTAAATGCATACAGTAAATCAGCACCGCTTGATACAATAGCTCTTTGTTGCTCACCACGCCATCGTGCTAATTCCATTTGTTTTTTAGCTTGTTCCTCATCGGCCTTAAGTTCTAAATCACGATATTTTTTATTGATCGCTGAAATGTCGTTTTCAAGCTTTTCAGTAAATACCTTGGTATCAAGCCCGTATTTTTCAGCTAGCGCAGCCTTTTCTTCATATGCTTGCATCAGAGCGGCAATTTCTCTATCCATTGCACTGAGCTGGATCATATACATTTCATCTTCTAGCAACTGACGCGCTTCAATGTCTTTAATGCGTTGCTCTTCTTTTTTCTGGTTTTCTTGTTCTAATGCTTTTGCTGCCTTTTCTTTTTCAGAAGCTGCCTCGCGCATGAGCGTGTTTACTTCGGCTTGCAGTGTTTTTTGTAGTTTGAGCGATGCGGCTTCTTTGTTTGCCAAGTCCACTTGAGCATCAGCTAATCGGTCATAATCTTCGGCCATCGATTCGCCCAATGCAATTTGCTCGGATATAATGCGCACCCTTTCGCGTGCGGCTGCAAGTTGGTTTGCATTTAGCTCCTGCTCCATTTTTACCGCATCGGTCAGTGCTTTTAAGCGATCTTCATAACTAAGCGTTTCATCTTCTACTAATAATCGCTTAGCGCGAATATCTCTACGGGTTTCTGCTTCTTCTACCCTTAGCTCACGTTCACGGTCTACTAAGCGCTGCATAGCTGCTTCAAGTTCATAAGCTGCACGTGCTTCTGCATTTATTTCTTCAATAACACTGGTAGTAGAATCAATGAGTGCGTTGGTAGCATCTACCACGCCTTCAATGATCATGGCGGTGGGGTTAATACCTCTATTCAAATCAATGAATGCATCACCAGCGGCTTGCGATGCGGCTTTAAATTCACCTTCAAACAACAGATTGAGCGCATTTCCAAAACCGCTTATGGATTTCATAACCAACTCAATGCGGCTTTGAACAAAGGTTTGGATTAGATTACCAAAGTCTTTGATGGCTTTTTGTGGTGAGCTGATGGCGTTAATGATGGTTTCGCCTAGGGCACTGAATCGATCAATAAGCACAGCAGTGGTGGCTTTGATACCAGCCATAACTCTATCAAGCAACTCGGCACCGCGCTTGGTGCTGGTAAAATAGCTGATCAAGCTGGCCAGTGCTATAATGAGCAAGCCAATACCAGTGGCGGCAATAGCGCCTTTCAGTGATACAAATGATAGGCGCACAAGATTTACAGCCGCTTTTGTTTTACCCAAAACACCATTTACCACAGCAAGCTCGCGGCTAAATAAGCCAGATTGAGTTACCAATTCTTTTTGTTGCTGAGTAACTGCGCCCAGGTTTGCTTTGTGCTCCTTAAGCTGACCATCAATTTGCTTGTATTTTTCGGTGGCTTTGATGTATTCATCACTACCAATTTTCATATCCTTTAGCGCATTGTTGATTTGGCGCTTTTGGTTGAGCAAATTGCGAAGCGTATTCTGTGCGCCTTTATCATCAATGAAAATGGAATATTGAACTTTTTTTGCAGCAGTAGCCATTATGAACCAATTTTGATGGATAGAGCTACTTCATTATTGATGAATTGATCAACAATGTTTTCAAGCTCAGATATGTGTGCGTTGATAGCTGGATTGTAAAAGTCAGTTGCTTTTCGGCTAGATGATTCGCCAACCTTAACGCCTCGGCCTACTGCTTTCATTACAAAAATGCCGTGCCTGGCAAAAGAAAATGTGATGCGCTCTGTGCGGCCATAGCGTTGCTTGGTTTTTACCTTAGCGCTATTGGCTAGCTCACCATGATCACGTGGCATGCGTGTTTTCATAGATGCAAGCATCTTATCACCCACGGTTTTCACGTCTGCATTAAAGCGGCTTAAGTTCTCCCCTGTCAACATTATTCAAATTTAGGCATGCAAAATGGGGTGCGAAAGGACACGTAAAAATGTTAAATTTCAGTGTTTTTTGAATATTTTTCGTCTAAATACTTGGACGGTATATGGTTTTTGTCTTATATTTGTTCTATAAGAAAAACACAAAGAAATACTAACAACAAAAACTTAGCAGTTATGAAAACAATCAAATTAAACCAAATCGAAACCAAAGAAGACGAAGCGGTAATCTACGCAGCGATGGCCTACCGTTCGGAAAACACCGCTGATCCTATAACATCAGAACTGAGCTATCACTTAACATTTGAAGCCGCTGAAGCTGCAGCAAAAGAGATTAATCTTGAAGTAGGATTTTCAGCCATTACCGAGCATTGCATTTTTGACTTAGAAGAAGTTACAGAGCTTTTTGAAAGTAAAGAAGAAATCGAACTAAGCGACTTAACAGAGTTGTATCACGAAAAAGATAATACGATAGAAGTAGCAACAAATGAAGGAACATCGGTAGTTGGCGATGTTATTATTAGCTGGAATTACGAAAAATATGTAGGATATGCTCGCAATTTTTCGCAAATAGGATATGGCGGTCAGTGGCCATTCAACGACTTTAAATATGAAAGCGACTTGATCACTGGTAACGAAGAGTCAAATTTTAGAACTAATTACTCTGTTTTGTTAACTGCTGACGAGCTTAGCGGCTTAACGGATCAAGAAATTCTTGACGCTTGTAAATAAGCCTTGTATTCTGGCGATTGGAAGTGGAATCACTTCAAAAACAGACCAACGGAAGAAAAAATAATTGATGGTTTAAGCTTGACTATAACAGAAATTGAACTTTAAAATCTCGCTAGTTTCTCGCTAAGTTCTAGCGAGGATGCGCCCCGATGGCCTTACGGCATCGGGGTTTTGCGCTGAAAAAAATATATGATATGGATCAATACTCAGAAATAGCACTGAAAAAAATAGGCGAAGGCGTGAAAATAATGATAAAAGCACGCAAAATACCTATCGAACACCTGGCAGCACAAAGTGGAATTTCAAAACAAGTAATCTATAACATAATTAATGGGAAAGATTATCAAATCAGTTCGCTCATTAAAATATTCAGAATATTAAAAGTGCACATTGATTTTTCATTAATGGATTCGAAAAACAATATTATTGCTCAAAGCGGTGACAATATTTCGATGAATTAAAAATTGTAGTCGCTATGCTTTTTTAGCAATGATGAAATATCACAATTATCTTTTTGCTTTTCTAAAAAAAGCTTTTTCAATACTTTATTAGCCACTTTCGAACTCTTTTCAAAACCTTCCGGCATGTGTATTTTCAAGTTATCTATAAATTCAGAATAGAATGCATAAATACGTTTGCTTTCGTCTATTTCAAAAGTCTCACAAGTAGCGTTTGCATTTAAATTCATGCTAGTTCTAATCACCACATTATGACTTTCGCCCTTAATCAATGTAAATTTTGCATGTATCTCGCTGGTCCTTATGTTTTCAGATCCAAATAATTCTGTTAAAGTAACTGCATACTTGTCTGGTCACATAACTATGATCGGTAATTATCGTAAAATCAGTAATAAGTTTAGAATCTTTAAGCCATGCTACTTTTTTGGCATCTTTTACACCAGCACTCCAAGTTACCACCTTTACAGAACTTGGTCCAATGATATCAAGCACGGCTTTTATAAGATCGATTAATGAAAATTTACCCAAAGTAAGACCCATTATCCTTTTATCATGATCAAATCCATCTAAAACTTCTAAAGCTGATGAACTTGATACATAAAGAAAATCATCAATATCCTTTTGGGTTAAATCTAAAGTCATAATATCAACTCGGTTTCATCTTCGCTTAAATCAAGGTGAGGTTTTAAAAGAAATGGCATGCGAAAACCAATGATGTTTGAACTGCTATGCTGTATGCGCTCAAGGCGCTGCACATCGGCTACCTTAAACATATTGTGAACAACGCTGCTGGGTAGTTTATCATCTTTGCGCAAGCGTGCCATCACAGACCGTAATACTGCGCGGCTATTATCCAATGCTTTGCGCATGTTGGCATACCTACCTTTTTCATTAAACTCATAAAATACGGTAACACCGCAATCAAAATAGTCTTGATAATTTTCAGAGCCTTCATCTACTGGCGTAATATCTGGAATATCAAGCACCATGCAAGGGTATTTTACATTGTCTTTTTTCTCCACAAACTCTTCATCGTCCATAAACGAAGGTTTAGCACCATCATCAATATGGTTAATGGCTTTTAATTCTCGGCTAAATGATTCGAAATAATCATACAAAGCAGATATGGTAAGTGTTGGCATGGTTAAGCTGGTATTTGTTGTTTTCGGTTTTGCTCTTCGGCATTGCGCAATTCTTGGTTTAGCGAAAGCAGAAATACATGTGCAAGCACGTTTTTTGTTTGATCGTAAGTGCCAAACTTGGCTCCGCTGGTTGCCAATATGATTGGTCCAAAACCTTGCGGTTGTCCTGGTGCTGGTTTCTTGCCATCGCGTTTAAATACATACGGATATCTAAGCTCAAGCGCAGCGCGGTTGCTTTTATACCACATGAAAATGTAATACTTAAGCCCAACCGGTAAATTCTTTAGCTTCTTAGCGCGGCCAATCACGGTAAACTCATCAAATGGCTCGCGTTTATCAGCAGTATTTTTTACGGCTTTCTTACTTGCTTTGCGATACATCACTGCAATCAATGCATCTATGTAATCATCATTGGCATCTACCTGCGCTTTCATAAAGAAGTTATCTGCATAGCGCAGTTCATCAATGGTCATGTTGGCAAAGTTGGTATCAGGACCATGGTATACATCGCCCAAATAAGCTGGCCATCTAAACTGATGCAAGTGCTGCTTAGTAAGTAGCAACTTACGTTGAATAGCATCTACCTTGTCCTGGTAATCGTCAGGATGCATGCGATGGTTTAGCTGCAGATATGCATCTGTCATTCGATAATCTGCAAACACTACATCTGCCAATAGCATGAGCGTGGCAAGCTCAGTTGGCTCAGTATGTTTTCTGATGCGCTGCCATCGGTATTGATTCACACCCAGTAAGTATGGCATGAGGCGCACGCGCACATCTGCTTTTCTTGCTTCAAGCAAGGTTTCATTCTTAATGGTAGCATGCAAGCGCATAAACTCAACCACGGCACGGCTACAAACAATGGCTTGCAGCTTGGTCATTTCATTCCAAGTCTCCGGCACTTGATACACGCGGTGGTTTATGCTAACTTTTCTCATGCTACAGCTTGCTATTAATGGTGTCTTGTTTGTCTTTGCTGCTTTTGCTGGTGCCGTAGTAGTAACTGAATATGTTACTAATTACCACACCTTCTATCATACCAATCAAGTGAATGAATAAATCATTATTCTCAACATCATCGATAAATATCACAGCAAACACCATGATCATAAAACTGGCAAGCCCAACTAATCCGGTAACGGTCATCATCCAATCTTGACGGCCAGTTTTTGCCACTTCTATTTCACGATTGCGTGCGCTATTTCGGTCTTCTACTTCTAATCGGTATAGCTCAAGCTCAAATTCTTGCTCGCGTTGTCGCAATTCTATGAGCAATGGATCTGATAAATCTCTATCCTGATGATTCAAAAGCATTTCTTTGGTAGAAGCAATGGCACCAATGATGTTACCGCTTGCGGCTTGCATTCCAATCTGCAACAACTCTGGTCCTTTGTCCTTTAATTGCTCACCTGCTTTGGACAAAAATTGTCCAAACTTGGTGTCTTTTAGTGGCTTCTTTTCCATGTGTTTAGAAATTAACTCTATTCAACCAACCATTGAAAAACTTTTCTTGTGATCGATCATTCACGCAGATGTTGTAATATCTCATGAACTGTAAACCATTCAGCGTTTTTAGCAATGCGGCTTCTTTTACCTTATTGTTTGCCACTTCCAATGTTTTTGGTCCAATCTTACCATCCACTCGTAAATCTGGATAGTTCAATCCATTTCTGTTGAGCACATTCAAAGATTCTTGTAAATACTTTGCCGCAGTGCCTGCACCTTGATTTACTGCAGTATCAAAAAGCTCTATACAAACAGCTTTTGACTCTATAAAGTCAAGTGATAGTGGATTCCAAAACACGCGCTTGTAAAAATCAGCCGCATGAATCTTGAGCGTATGCAATTCGTCTTGCGTGAGTTCTCTTCCAGCTCGCTTGGCTTGATCAATAATTGCCCAACCAGACCATGTTGGATGAAATCTGCGTGCGATACCAAAGATGGTTTCACCACCTCTATCTGTCGAGTCATTCACATATCCACCTTCGTGAGCAAACATGTGATCAAAAGCCTCTTTGTAGTGTTCTTTCATGATTAAAATCCTATGGTTTTACCGGTTTGATTTGCGAGATCGTTGCGTGTCCAGGTGCTTGCATCATCAGCAGTGTAGTTTGTGAATGATGATGCATTAGCATTCAGGTATTTTTTGGCTTCATTGAGCCATTCATCTGCAGCAGATTGATGAAATGCGGCTTTAGCACTTACGTCTGCTCTGTCAGCTTGATACTTTTTGTCGATATGATCACCAGCCGTTTCAATTTGAATGATCGCCTGCGCATCAATTTTAACCAAATGAGATTTCATCAACCGCACTATTGATGCGTTGGCAATGTGTCGCTTTAAATAACCATTGAGCGTTACAAACTTTGGACTTGGTTCTGCCTTAGCCAATTCAGCTTTTATTTCAGCGATAAGCGCAGCACTCAAATAGTTTGTGAGCGTGATCCCCTCAATATATTCCATTTCGGTGCGCAAAAGCTTGAACGTTCTGCGGCTGTCATTGATATTGACCAGCTCGCTAAACTCACTAGCTGTTTTTATGAATAGCGAATGGTATTCAGTGTATGCTTTGCTATTTTCCCATTCAGGAAAAGCATCAATATTTAGTTCTAAATACGCATACAAGTTGTCAAGCAGCTCCAATGCTTGCTCCAAATAAGTTTGCGACAGCTCTTGGCGCTCAAAGTAAGTAAGCGGCTGCGTGCCTTCGATGGCTTTTGTGTGGATGTTGGTATTGCTTACAGCCGCAAATGCACGGTTTATGTAAAGTGAATACGCAAAATAAGCCAGTGCTTGCTGCGATAAGTACTTTGCATCTTCGTAATATACTTCACTGTAAAGCGAAAAAGAAGACGCAGAGCTGCTTAAGCTTGATTCATCATCTTGGTCATAAGCTTCGCATAGTTTGGTTAGCAGCGGTAAGCTCAGTGAGTTTTTCAGCCATTTATCTTGAGCCCGTTGTATATCGCTTTTAATGCTGTCATATTCTAAGCCACTCTGCAGGTTGCTTATGTGATCTTCTAGCTGGCTTTTATCTTCAATCAACAATTTCTTAAGTATCGCCATGGTTACATCATAGTTTGCTGACCAGTAGGGTTGCGGTCAAGTGTGGTTAATTGAACTTGTGGGAAACCAAATTGTATTTCAGGATCATAGCCATTGTAATCTCTCACAAATTCTAAGTCCTCAACAATCATATCATGGCTAAATTGGTGGCTATTTGAGTCAACCGTTTGCGCTTCTCTGATATCGCTACCGCTTCCAGCTCCCATTTGGGTGCCAACTGCACCATGGCCAATCTTAGCCGGGTTTACACCAATAGCTTTTAAAATTACATTGTTGGCGCTATCTAAATCAGCTATGTATAGGCTTGAACCATTGAAGTTATTGCTGATTTCTTCGATCTTAATGTATCGAATAAGCTCACCATTTTGACCCGCAATTGCAGGAATCATAATGCTTTTGGCTGCATTTTCGGCACCAGCAAGCACTTCATCTATCGTTTCAAGAAATGATTCGCGCTTTTTTTGCTTATCTTCTGGCTTCATCGAGCCCCATTCATCACCATACTTGGTTTGAAAATATTCCTCAGCTACGATGATGGCATACTTCACCGTCATCTGGTTATCCATTATTGCGTTCTTATACTTCGCAATATTGTTTGGCTGATCAATAGCCTTAGTTCTGATGATGGCATGCCAGTCTGCATCTTGGTAAGTATCTCTACCCAATGAATCAATGACACTAACTACAGCAAACTTTTGAAGCTTATTATCAGCTACCCATTTCTTTGCCATATCAACATCGCCCAAATAATCTTCTGGCAATACTGGTATAGCTTCTGCATTTTTATCATCACCATAATACTTAAGCGCTGGTGTATTTTGGCCCTTTCGGTATTCTGATGAATAAACTAACCATTTCGCACCAGTAGAATCATATCCAAAACGGCAGCAGTCCAAATCTTTAGCGCTGATAGTTGCAATTTTCGCTTTACTATCAACCACCATTTCAGTAACACGCATATCAAAATAGGCAATGTTTCTTATGGTTTTCTTAAGAAAACGCTTATAGTTATTGCGTTTAAGAAACTCATGAATCAGCTTATAGCTTGGCTCAGTTGGGTTTAAGAAATTGAACCCACGCTTTTGATCAGCATAATCTAATGTGTAAAGCATCAAGCCTTTGCCATACATATCTTCCATGCGCACCTTTAGTGCTCTCTTAGCAAGTGATGCAGTAGATAACTTTTCAAGCACTACTTGTGGCCAATTATTCTGAGTGGTCCACGCTGACATTTTCAATTTTAATGCAGGCGCTTTTTTTTCGCTAAGCTTAACAGATTCAGTGTAATCTCTTGGCTGCACATAAGTATTGGGCGTGCTATCCGTTTCTGCTTCCATCTTTACCACTGTTCTTGATTTTTCAAGGTGGTAGATGTTAGCATCTATATGAGTGATAATATGCGGTGGCACTGGATCACGTCTGTTTGTTGTCTTCTTTGCCATCAGTGTATAATATCGTATTCAACACCCTCAAATGAAAAGTGAGTAATCAGCCATATATTGATCTTTTTCAAATCGTTATGTGTTGCCATTTTGATATTGCGCGTAGCATTTTCAAAGTGGTTTGGCTTCCGCTTCACTTTTTCTTTTTCAAGCGTTAGTTTCTGTGATTTAGATGTTGGTAGTAATTCGTAAGGCAGTGTGCAATTATCATAAGCATATGTTGCCCCACCTCTACGCATGCGTCTATTAAACTTTACGCCTTTGATTCCAAATGAAACACGTGATTTATCACGGTTTACACCTTCCATCAATCTCAAGCAGTCAATCAATCGCATCGTTTGCATGATTCAAATTTCATTACACCATCTCAGCTATGAAAGGACACCATAAAAACGGTGTTTATACATCCAAAACGACACTTAAAACACTGTATATCAGTATCAATCAAAGTTTTAACTAAAATTTTGAGCGCGGCCAAATATTTTGACCGAAAACAAA